GATGACTTCTAACACCGCCTCAGCCCCCGCAGTCGATGCGGCAATAACGAGGCCAGCAAACGGAACTCTTGCATTTATTACCAATTCTGCTGAACAGGCGCGTATCAGCTCTACTGGTGACTTATCATTCAACTCCGGCTACGGCTCCGCAGCGGTGGCATTCGGCTGCCGTGCGTGGGTGAACCTTGATCTCGCGGCAACACCGACTATTCGTGCTGATGGAAATGTTTCGAGTCTTACGGACATAGCACAGGGAATTGTCGTAGTTACCTTTAGTACTGCAATGCCGGACGCTAATTATGCTTGTATTGCTAGTGGTTCTCAAATTGATTCTACTAGTATTAACGAAGTTTTTTCAATACTTGAAACTAACGCACCAACTACTTCAACAGTCAGACTTATTAATCAAAGTGCGAATGGTAGTAATCCTCTAGCAACATATTGTAATGTCGCTATCTTCCGCTAAAAGGATAACATAATGAACCGCATTATATATCAAAACGACGACGGTGGAGTATCTATCATTATTCCATCGCCATCTGCTCTTGCAACGATGACCATTGAGGATATTGCTCTTAAAGATACTCCTGCTGGTAAGCCGTTCAAGATCGTCACCACAGAGGATATCCCTTCCGACCGCACGTTCCGCAATGCGTGGGAGGCAGATATGTCATCGCCTGACGGGACGGGTATGGGGCATGACGCTTGGGTTGCCGCACAGAATACCGGAGAAGAACCATGATCACGATCAACATCGCCAAAGCCAAGGACATCACGAAAAACCGTCTACGAACAGAACGTGCACCACTACTCGCCGCTCAGGATGTAGCCTTCCAACGCGCACTTGAGAGCAATGCAGACACCGCAGCCATCGTTGCTGAGAAGCAACGGCTCCGCGATATTACTAAAGTCGTGGATACATGTTCGACGGTGGAAGAATTAAAAGCACTTGAGGTGTAATGGCATTAGCATTTGAATCATCAGCATTTGAGACTACTGCTTTTGAAGCAGGAAATCCAAGTGCTATTGTATTTCCATCCTTAGATAGCCTACTATCATTTGTCGGAGCACCAGTTGTTACCGCAAGTGCTTCAGTTCTTCCTATTAATTCAGGCATGACGATAAATAATGGTTCTGTTGTAATAACAGGAACCGCAGATATACTTGCGTCTGGTGTAAATGCATCATTCTCTGTTGGTTCTAGTATTATACAGGGAACAGCAAATGTATTGCCAACTTCTGTAAGTGGAACATTAAATTTAGGTACACCTGTAATAACTGCAGGTGCTGCTGTACTTCCTATAAATACTGGATTAAGTATCAATATTGGTACAGTTGTACTAACCGCTGCCGCTAATACTTCTGTTACTTGCAATGGAATTGCTATTAGTGTAGGATCACCTACAATAGAGCTTACTATTCAAGTTGATGTACTTGGTGTTTCTGCAACATTTAGCAACGGTACAGCAGTTGTAAACGCTGCTGCAAATGTTTTACCTTCCGGTGTACAGTTAAATATTGTATGTAACAATGTTGTAACATGGGGTTTATTGTCTACTGGTGATAGTGAATCTTGGTCTGCTACGTCAAGCGGTGGAACAGAATCTTGGACTGAAGTAGTCCTGAACGGTACAGAGACATGGAACCCAATAAGTACGGGTTCATCTGAGTCTTGGATTGATATTACATCTTCTGGATCAGAAGTTTGGTTAGAAAAAAATGCACAGGGTGATTAAGGATTTAAAAAATGGCTAGTACACAGTCTACACCATTAAGAATGGAATTAATGGCAGTTGGTGAAAAGGACAACGATTGGGGAACTATCACCAATGAAAATCTTCAAATGCTCGAAGGTGCTACCACTTCTTATTTAGAAATCACTAGTTCATCTACATCACAAGCTCCTACTGTAACTGACTACACTCTCACTGACTATCACAATCTAGTTTATAAGTTTACTGGATCACCAAGCGGTGCTGTAACTTATACAGTACCAGCATATGAGCGTCCTTACATTATTCATAATTCGTGTGGTCAAACTATTACAATCAAGGTATCAGGACAGACTGGTGTTGATGTAGCAACAGGAACAAAAGCTTATGTTTACTGTGATGGAACTGATGTTCGCGAGTTAGTTAATAACCCTGCATCGATCACTGCGACACAAACTCTTACAAACAAAACACTTACTGCTCCAAAGTTTGCTGATGGTGGATTTATTGCTGACGCCAACGGCAATGAACTTATTGTCATGGACACTGTTACAAGCGCAGTGAACGAGATAACTGTATCAAACGCGGCGTCACCTGCAGTTACCGCAACGATGACAATTGCCGCTCCTGCTGTTGTCACTGTCGCTGCTACACCGCCATCTGGTACTCCGGTTGTGTTTACATCTACTGGTACACTGCCAACAGGAGTTGTTTCTGGAACTACATATTTTGTAAAGTTAATTAATAGCACTACATTTAATATTGCCGCTACAACTGGTGGCACGTCTATCACAACTACTGGTGCACAGAGTGGTACACACACTGCTACTTTCACTGGTGTTCCAATTGTTGCTGCGAGTGGTGGCGGCACAAACGTGTCTGTTAATATTGCATCAAAAGGATCTGGAATTGTACAGGCCAATGGTGTTGAAGTTGCAACGATTACTGGTACACAAACTCTCACCAATAAGACGCTTACAAGCCCAACAATCACAAGCCCAACAATTACAAGCCCAGCAATTGACACTGTAGAAATTACCGGAACCACTACAGCAGCAGCTTTAAAGGTTCCAAATATTATTGAGAACGGCACGTATGGTACTGTTACGTGGGCATCCACGATGAACTATGACGTGTTAACGCAATCTGTCTGGTATGTTACGACAACAACTTCAACAAACTGGACGCTTAACATTCGCGGTAGCAGTACAGCTACGTTGGCATCATTGATGTCAAATGGTGATATGATCACTATTGCCATGATAGTTGAGAATGGTGCTACAGCATATTATAACACTGCTGTGCAAATTGATGGGGTTTCGGTTACGCCAAAGTGGCAAGGCGGCACAGCACCCACTGCTGGAAGTGCAAGTGCTAATGACTCATACACATATACAATTATTAAAACTGCATCTACACCAACATATACTGTACTCGCGTCACAAGTGAAGTTTGATTAACATGCCATTATTAGGATCATTTGGGGCTGCATCTGCTAGGGGGTTCGGGATGCAATCATATGACCCAGTTATTCCCGGAACAACTACGTTTACTTCTAGTGGGACTTTTACAATTCCAAAATATACTACAATGACTGTTTCTGCGAGGGGTGGAGCAGGAGGCAGAGGTGGATCAACGACATACTTGGGAGGCCCAGGAACTTGTCATTACGGTACAAGTGGTTCAGATGGAGGGGATTCATCTGCCATTGGTGGAGGGATTAGTAGAACATCAACTGGTGGAGGCGGCGGGAATAGAGGCGGCTGCGCAACTGGTGGTTCTGGAAGCAATTGTAGTTCTGGAACTAGTGGAGGGTCTTCTACTGCCACAAGCACAACCTATGGAGTAGGAGTTTTAACAATTGGAGCAAGTGTCACTGTCACAGTTGGTCAAGGAGGCTCAGGGGGAAACAATTCTGGAGTTAGTCCGTGTCCAAGCGGAAAAGCAGCCGATGGAGCGGATACAGGTTATGTTACCTTCACTTGGACGTGATAATCCTTGTGATGATTTATGGCCGGGACTGGCGATTGAAAGAGAATTTACAATAACTGTAGAAAAAGACGAGTAAAAATGGATTTACAAACTCTAATTAACTTTGCAGGTGGTATTGTGTTAGCTGGACTTGGTTGGTTTGCACATGAGCTTTGGGCTGCGATGAAAGAACTACGCAGTGATGTGCACAGACTCGAAGTGATATTACCAACACAATACATTCGTCGCGATGAATTCACTGAAGGCATGAAGGAAATTAAAGATATTTGTAGGCAGATTTTTGACCGTTTAGACAACAAGGCAGATAAATAATGGACCCATTTACCCTCATTGCTGGTGCAACTGCTTTATATAACGGCATTAAGGGTGCGGTAGATTCAGGTCACGAGATGATGGACGTCGCCGAGAAGGTTGGTAGCTTGTTCGGGCGAATTGCTCAGATTACACAGTTAACGTCAGGTAAGCGTAAGAAGCGTATATTTCAGTCTCAGGCTGAATATGAAGCTGAGGCAATTAAGCTTTACACCTTAAAACAAAAAGCCCAGAAATTACAGCTAGATACACGTAACCTATTCGTTGGTGCGTATGGTATTGCGGCGTGGACTAGTATACAAAAAGAAGTAACAGAGATGCGTAAGGAAGCAGCACGTGCCGCTGCTGCAGCAATGAGAGAAGCCGAAGAAACCCGCAAAGACTTGATTATGGGTGCTTGGTTGATTGGTGCTGTTATTGTATTTGCTATATGCATTGCAATTGGAATTGTATTGTTTACTCACAAATGAAGTACATCCTTATAGCCATGTTGATTTTTTTAGTTGGATGCGAGGACCGCTACCGATACCCGTGCCAAGACCCCAAGAACTGGGATGCACCTGAATGTAACCCACCAATTTGTACGGCATCTGGAACTTGTTCTGCAGATACTTTAAAACAAAACCCATGTGGAGCCGTAGCGCGATGACGATCAAGGAAGATGAACTACACGCTCTTCTGCAGTTTATCATCGGGATAAGTCTATGCCTGACGCTGACTGGAACTGTGTTTGCTGTGCTGTACAGCTTGATTTTTGTCGTGCAGCCAATTGATGGACAAGCACCAAATGATCAAGAGTTTTTTAAATTAATTGCACCAATTGCTACATTCCTAACAGGGACTCTATCGGGTATTATGTTAGGATCAAAATCAACCGGAGGAAAAGATGGATCTGCTTAAAACATTCGGGCCACTACTTGGTTCTATTGCACCTAGCATCGCTACGGCTCTAGGAGGGCCACTGGCTGGACTTGCTACAAAAGCACTGTCTCAGGCACTGCTTGGTACAGAAGACTCAACAGAGGCTGAATTAAGGGCTGCAATGGCCTCCGCAACTCCAGAACAACTTGCTGCGATTAAGAAGGTCGATACAGACTTTAAAGTCCAGATGAAATCTTTGGACATTGATCTAGAACGTATTTCAGTAGACGATAGGAAGTCAGCGCGTGACTTTCAGAAAGAAACACGTGATTGGATTCCTCGTGCATTAGCGATTAGTGTAACTGTTGGATTCTTTTCTATTTTGTTATATATGTTAGTCTATGGTTTACCAACATCTGGCAACGAGGCATTGTTGTTGCTGCTTGGAGCTTTACAGACTGCATGGGGCGGTATCATTGCATTTTACTTTGGTAGCTCTTCTGGTTCTCAGAAGAAGGACGCCATGATCTACAACTCAACGCCAAAGGATTAAGTGATGAATGGT